AAAGGGAATACGCTAAGATGAGAAAGAAAAAACTAAAGGAACAGAATGAAAAGAGTAAGCGATATGTTAATCCCACAGAATGACCCAACAGAAGAATTCCAAGATGAACTGATAGAACTATTACATAACTTAAAGATACAAATGATAAAGTTTGAGGACAACGAGGACATATCAACCAATATGTTTTTTATGTTAAAGATTTTCTTTAATGATATAGTGATAAAAGATTTAATAGAAAGTATTTATCCAGAACAAAAGGTTAAACAATTGATGAGACAACACGTCATAGATGAAATACTAAAAAAATAAAATGAATATGAAAAAAACAAAATTAATGTTAGGTGATAATATAGAGTCTAAAAAGAACACACACCCTACCATAAAGCCAGTCGCACTTATGTCTTATCTTGTTAGATTAGTAACACCACCAAATGGAATTGTCCTTGACCCGTTTATGGGTTCTGGTTCAACTGGTATAGCCGCACAATTAGAAGGATTTAGATTTTGTGGAATGGAAATGGACGCAGATTACTTTAAGATTGCTGAGGCAAGAATAGAGAACTACGAACAATATAAAAAATTTATTAAGTAATATGGAATACGATGTTAAAGACCAAGAAGAAATAATGAGATTATACAGAGTGGTAAACGCTAACCAAACAGATATGGATTCAATCTATCATCTCCTAAAGAAATATGTTAGACCAGGAGCACCAATGTATATTCTTAATTGTAACTGCCAACAATCTATCTCTGCTTATTATCAAGCACTATTAAGTTGGTATGAAGAAAACAAAGAGAACTTTGATAAAAAATAATATAATACATCGTGGCAAAGAAGTATGATAGAGAATTCTTGGTTGCTAAAATAGCAATGATGAGAATAAAAGGTAAGTCAACACACACCATATTAGAATTTCTAATGGAAGAAGTTGGTATGTCTAGAAAAATAGCTTACGAAGTCCTACAAGACGCTCAAAAGTATATTATGGAACAAACCAATGAAGATACTAAGGTAGCATTCTCGGAAGCAATACAAAGATTAGAGATACTTTATGAAGATGGTGATAACAAAACTAAACTTGACGTTCTAAAAGAGCTGAATAAGTTAAGAGGATTATATGCTACTCAAAAGATAGACATCACATCAGCGGGTGAAGCAATCACAGAGATTAGATTAGTCCAAATAAAAAGTAAAGATGACTTAGATGGCGGAACTAACGATTAAACAAACACCAGTGTTTAATTGGAACTTTGATGCTCTTAACAACCCTAATATAAGATTTGTAATCAATCAAGGAGGTTCTCGTTCATCAAAGACTTACTCACTATGCCAAATGGTTATAGTGTATTGTTTAACAACGCCAGGAAAGATGGTTTCTATAATAAGAAAGACGTTTCCTACACTAAGAGGAACTGTTATGAGAGACTTCTTTGAGGTAATGAATGATTTAGGACTTTACGAACAAGCATCACATCATAAAACAGAAAACATCTATCATTTTCCTAATGGTTCTATGGTAGAATTCTTTGGTGCTGATAACGAACAAAAGTTAAGAGGTAGAAAAAGAGATGTTCTATGGGTAAATGAAAGCAACGAACTAAACTTTGAGGAATTTACACAGTTGAATATGAGAACAACAGAAAAACTTATATTTGACTTTAACCCAAGTGAGAACTTCCACTGGTTATATGACTTAATATCTCGTCCAGAATCTATTCTAATCCATTCCACCTATAAAGATAATCCATTTCTAAATGAAAGTCAAGTAAGAGAGATAGAAAACCTTATAATGTATGACGAAAGTTATTATAAAATCTATGCGTTAGGTGAAAAAGGCTCGGGTAAAACAACAATCTATACTCATTGGAAGTATTATGAAACTTTACCTGAAATAAAGGACACAGTATATGGACTGGATTTTGGTTTTAACCACCCAACATCACTCGTGGAATGTAACTGGATAGATGATAAGGTATTCGTTCGTCAAATCGTTTATAAAGAGGGTTTAACGTCATCGGATTTAGTTAAGTTGATGGACGAATTAGAAGTAAGTAAGAAAAAAGAAATTGCTTGTGACTCAGCAAGACCAGAAATTATAGAAGATTTAAGAAGAAGGGGTTATAACGCGAAAGGAGCAATCAAAGACGTAAAGGATGGGATTGACTCTGTTAAGTCATCACAATTATTTATCCATAAAGAAAGTATAGATTTAATAAAAGAGATTGCTGCTTATAAGTGGAAAACAAATGGTGATATACTATTAGACGAACCAGTTAAAGCTTATGATGATGGGATGGACGCAATGAGATATGGAATACATTGGTGGAAGTCAAAAAATAAAAGAACAGATAATAATGTTTATCGCATCCGCTATTAGAAAAATACCTATTATAGTATATTATAAAAAAACAAAAAGAATATGAAACATTTTAAGATTAGAGAAAAAGAATACCAAATGCCAACTGAATGGAATGATGTAACATTAGAAGTATATGTTAGATTAGCAGAGTTAGAGGAAAAGAAAGAAGCGTTTGGTATTCCAGAATTATATTTATTGAAAGTGTTGGAGTGTTTATGTAATGCTGAGGATGGAGATTTAGATGAATTAACATTGGATACAGTTAATGAGTTAGTTAGTTTGATTGGTTATATCCAAGAAGAACCTAACTGGGTTAATACAAATCACCTTATTATTGATGAGGTTGATTATGTGTTTCCAAATGATTTGAATAAATTAACTATGGGTGAGTATATCTCTATTAAAACATTACAAGAGAATAACACAACAGCGGGTATTATACCTTATATCTTGGCTATCATTTTGAGACCAGGAACAAAAGAGATTGATGCTGAAACTGGAAAAGAAAAATGGGTTCAAGAAAAGTTCTCTACTTCTAACTTGGAGTGGAGAAAAGAGTTGTTTATGAAGCAACCAGTGTTTAACTTGATGGGTCCAGTAACTTTTTTTTTAAATGGGAAAGAAATATATACAACCAATACAAAGGACTCTATTCCAGAAGCACAAAAGTAAATGATGTGAAGATGGGTTCTGTAACTTTGGATAGTAGATGGGGTTGGATAGCAATGGTGGATAGATTATCAAATGGTGATATAACAAAACACGATTTGGTTTATGAAAGAAACTATATTGAATGTCTTAACATCTTATCTTACTGGCACGAAAGAGATAAATATATGGAACAAATGAATAATGCAAAAAATAACACTATAAGATAATGAATAATACTTTATCAGTAAATCAAATCATATCTATATTTAGGGATTTGTCTTTGAGACAAGAGATGGTAAATGACTTTGGTTATGGACCAAGTTATAACATCGGCTCGGAAAGACCTATGTTGTTTCCGTATATTTGGGTAGAGCAAGGAACAAGTCAAACATTGAGGTCCGATAATGGATATAAGGTTAATTTATTTAGTTTAACTATCTATTGTATGGATAAGATTAATCAAGGTGAGGACAACTACGACGATATACTTTCCAACACTCATTATATTTTAGATACATTGGTTAGTGAAATGTCGCAACACCCTTTTTATGTTGATATGAACTTGTCTTTGGATGGTGATATTATAATGGACCCAGTATTAGAACAAGACGATGATAATGTAAATGGTTGGATGGCTGAAATAACATTCAAAGTTCCAGTTAGATATACTTATTGTAACTCACCAATTATACCTATCTCAGCATATGATACTGTTTTACAAAACTCTATCTCACAATACAGATTAGAAGGAACTTCTGGAACATCGGGAACATCAGGTGAAAGCGGAACACAAGGTATATCAGGTTCTAACGGAACATCGGGTGTTGATGGAACATCAGGCGTTGATGGAACATCAGGAACACAAGGTCCAGCGGGAACATCAGGAGTTGATGGAACATCAGGGGTTGATGGAACTTCGGGTTCATCAGGTGAAAGCGGCACAAGTGGTGAGTCAGGAACGTCTGGTATAAGCGGGACATCAGGTTCATCAGGTGAAAGCGGCACAAGTGGTGAGTCAGGAACATCAGGTTTAAGTGCGACTACTATATCTTACTCAAATGATATAGTTCCATATTCAACTGGATTAAAATTATTTAACATAACATATACTGGTAATTTACAATACGAAATCGGACAAGTTTTAAGAATAATTGATGCTAATGATGCAAATAACTTCTTAATAGGAGATGTAACAAGTTTTGGTTCAACATTTGTTTATGTTTATATTCATCAAGTATCAGGAACTGGAACAAATAACGACTGGGTTTTACAACTTGGAGCATATAATGGAACTTCGGGTTCATCAGGTCAAAACGGAACATCAGGTCAAAACGGAACTTCGGGTATAAACGGAACTTCGGGTGTTAATGGAACATCAGGTATAAACGGAACTTCGGGTGTTAATGGAACATCAGGTATAAACGGAACATCAGGCATAGATGGAACATCAGGTTCAAGTGGTATATCAATACAAGGTCCAATCGGACCAACGGGTTCTTGGGATGGATTAACGATTGATATGAGGTCTGGAACTGTAAGCGGAATAGATTTTACTGGCAATACTTTAACTGCTAATGTTGTATTAGCAACACCTATCAACTTTGCTTATTATGTAATCGTAGATAGCGAGGCTGTAAGAAACTGGACTACCATTAATAAAACATCAACTGGGTTTACAATAGAAAGTAACTCAAACACACCATTTGATGAAATGGTATATTGGAACGCATCGGAGTTTGGTTCTGGAAACATCGGATCAATTGCAGGTGCTACTGGTGCTAATGGATTAAATGGAACATCAGGTTCATCAGGTGAAAGTGGAACACAAGGTATATCAGGTTCTAACGGAACTTCGGGTGTTGATGGAACATCAGGCGTTGATGGAACATCAGGAACACAAGGTCCAGCGGGAACATCAGGAACATCGGGTAGAGCAGGAACATCAGGAACATCAGGTCAGTCAGGAACGCAAGGTATATCAGGAACAAATGGAACATCAGGTGGTGATGGATTTAATGGTATAAATGGTATAAACGGAACATCAGGAACCTCTGGTGGAGCAGGAACATCAGGCGTTAATGGACTAAATGGAACTGCGGGAACATCGGGTCAAGCAATCGGTTCATTGAATATATTATTAAGTGGTAATGGAGCAGCAATAACAACTGGAATTAAGGGAGACTTTGAGTTTCCATTTAATGCTACAATTAATAGTTGGACTTTGGTAGCAGACCAAGTTGGTTCAATTGTAGTAGATTTATGGAAGGATGTTTATGCTAACTTTCCACCAACAGTCGCTGATACTATCACTGGAACTGAAAAACCAACTTTATCATCAGTAATTAAAAACCAAGATTTGTCTTTAACAACTTGGAATACATCAATTTCAGCAGGAAATATAATAAGAGTTAATGTAGATAGTGTTACAACCATAACAAGAGCTACATTATCAGTAAAATATACTAAAATATAATGGGAGTTGTTGTATCAAGTGGATTAACGTCATCAATTACAATGCCATATGGATATGATATTGTAGTTCGGTATTATAGTCAGTCAGGTAGATTTAGATTTGATGGAACTGGAACATTTAGTGCAAAAGTTCTTATGGTTGGTGGCGGAGCCGCTGGTAATGTAGGTGGAAGTGGAGTATCTGGTGCAGGTGGTTCTGGTGGAACATATACATATTGGGAGGAATTTCAATTTACGGCAGGTCTTCAATACTCTATGCAAGTATGGGATACGGCATTTGGACCAGGAAATGTTGTAATAGCAATAAATCCTGATTCATATCCAAGTCCACCATATCAAGAGTTATATGTTATATCGCCTGGTGGTGGTGCTGCTGGTGCTGCTGGTGTATCTGGATTAAATAATGGTGCTACTGGTAGTGTTGGATTTTTATCAAATATAACTGGTGCTACTATTTCTTATGGAGGTGGTGGTGGTTCGGGAGCATCCATTGGTATTGGTAATTATGGTGTCGCTAGAATACAAGCTGGTGGTAAAGGTAATGCTTTCTATGGAGGAGTAAATAACGGAAATGGTGGAGATGCTCAAAGATATTCCAGCAATGTAATAGATACTGTAAATGATGGTGATTCAGGAACAGATTTAACTGGAAATGGTGGTGGTGGCGGTGCAACTGTATATGCAAGAGCGGCTGCTTTTCCAAACAACTTTGGTTGGTATAATGGAGATGGTGGTATAGGTGGTAGGGGAGCATTAATAGTTAGATATGCTGTTACATACGCAGAAACTTGCTCCTTTGTCCTAATAGATTAAAAAATAAATATATAAATAATGGCAACTTACTCGGTAAATAACATAACCATAGACAACGAATTACACTTTTCGGACAACTTTACAGAAGGATACTTCTTAACAATTGCTGGTGATGGTGTAACCTATTGGGTTGAAGGTGGTGCGAATGGAACATCAGGAACATCTGGTGCTGCGGGAGCAGATGGTGATAGATATCACACAACATCAAATACATCTTTAACTATTGGTTCAAGTGGAACAGCATCTTTAATCACAAATGATTTATATTTAGACTATTCAACCGCTCAAAGTATAATAATCGCTCACGATGATAATAATCATATGCACGCATCAGTTATATCATATAATCAATCAACTGGTGAGTTAGTATTTGAGAAGAAAAGAAAAGCTGGTTCTGGAACATTCACATCTTGGGAAATAAATTTAGATGGTGCTGTTGGTATTGCTGGGACATCAGGAACATCAGGTGAAAATGGTTCATCAGGTATAGACGGCACGTCAGGTTCATCAGGAACAAGTGGTGAAAATGGTTCATCAGGTTTAGACGGCACATCAGGTTCATCAGGAACAAGTGGTGAAAATGGTTCATCAGGTTTAGACGGCACATCAGGATCGTCAGGTGAGTCAGGAACTTCGGGTATAGATGGAACTTCGGGTATAGATGGCACAAGCGGTTTAGACGGCACATCAGGTTCGTCAGGTGAAAGTGGTTCATCAGGTATAGATGGAACTTCGGGCACATCAGGTGCTGATGGTTTTAATGGTATAAACGGAACTGATGGTTCATCAGGAACTTCAGGTTCATCAGGTGAGTCAGGTTCAAGTGGTGAGTCAGGAACAAGTGGCTTAGATGGAACATCAGGAACAAGTGGCTTAGATGGAACATCAGGAACATCATTTACTTTTAACTATATTGGAATTTGGGTGTCCTCATCATATGTTGCTAACACAGTTGCTATATCTCCAATAGATGGAAATACCTATGTAAGTAATCAAACAACAACAAATGTATATACAGACCCGTCAGCAGACCCTACTGAATGGGATTTATTTGTAAATGCTGGAACATCAGGAACATCAGGCGAAAGCGGCACAAGTGGTGAGTCAGGAACATCAGGTATTGACGGCACATCGGGTTCAAGTGGTGAGTCTGGAACATCAGGTATTGACGGCACATCGGGTTCAAGTGGTGAGTCAGGAACATCAGGTATTGACGGCACATCGGGTTCAAGTGGTGAGTCAGGAACATCAGGTATTGACGGCACATCAGGTATTGACGGCACATCGGGTTCAAGTGGTGAGTCTGGAACATCAGGTATTGACGGCACATCAGGAACATCAGGCGAAAGCGGCACAAGTGGTGAGTCAGGAACATCAGGTATTGACGGCACATCGGGTTCAAGTGGTGAGTCAGGAACATCAGGTATTGACGGCACATCGGGTTCATCAGGAACATCAGGCGAAAGCGGCACAAGTGGTGAGTCAGGAACATCAGGTATTGACGGCACATCGGGTTCAAGTGGTGAGTCAGGAACATCAGGAACTAGTGGTGTATCAGGAACTAGTGGTGTATCAGGAACATCAGGTATTGACGGCACATCAGGCTCGTCAGGTCAAAATGGTTCGTCAGGTTTAGACGGCACATCAGGCTCGTCAGGTGAGTCAGGAACTTCGGGTATAGATGGAACTTCGGGTATAGATGGAACGTCAGGATTTGATGGCACATCAGGCTCATCAGGTGAAAGTGGTTCATCAGGTCTTGACGGAACTTCTGGCACATCAGGCACATCGGGTTCATCAGGTATATCAGGAACTAGTGGTGTATCAGGGACATCAGGTATTGACGGAACGAGTGGTGAGTCAGGAACATCAGGTTCATCAGGTATTGATGGCACATCAGGGACATCAGGTATAGATGGCACATTTGTTTTTGGTTCTTACTCTATAAGTGGTTCAGTTACACAAGATTTAACAACTGACTCTATTATAAGATTAACCTTAACTGACGATACTATATTTGATTATTATAACCCAACAACAAATAGACCTTATTTCTTTATTGTAGATGCTGGTGCTTATAGTTTCAATCTTGGAACTGTATCATCTTATAAAATTCCATCCAGTCAAACTCAAATCGCATATGGAGCAACTGGTTTAAGTGGTTTATTTAAGATGAGTGGTATATACGATGGTGTAAATATGAATATTGATTACATAACTAACTATCAAAATTCATACACACCATCACCACCTTTTGATTATTTGTTTGATGAAGCAGGAGCTGGTGGTGCTTATTTAGCATATTCAACAAGATTATTAAGTTCTACATACTCAGGAAATTGTATGCAAGTTAGAAGAAGTTCGGATAGCACTACACAAAACATAGGATTT